ATATTTATATAGATATATACTAATGTCCACTGCTATTTTTTTCCCAGAAAGAGAAGTTAGAGGTATACACGATATAGATTCCTTACATTTTGATTGAATGAAGCGATTCAACATGTGGATTCCCATTGTGTCTTCTTGTGAAAGATATGTTCTTACCTGGGAATAGAGGCCTACTTGAAAATAATTTCGGGTTCTGTATATATAATTATGATGTATATTACGAATCAATTTTTTGTATTCTTAATCTAAATAATAGACATAAAATTGATATAAAATTGATATAAAATAAATATATAAAATTAGATATAAACATATATATAGAAATATACAACATAATGCCTATAACCCGTCAACAAAGCAAGAAACTTAATGCGATGCCTTCATCATCGTCAGCTACCACCACCACTACCACTACCACCACAACCACAACCACAACCACTATCAAAGCCAAACAATCGCACGGCATTGATTTTATGGATGCTTCGAAAGAGTGGAGAAAGAACAAAATTAAATATGATAATGGCACATTTGAATATATCTGGATGTAACGCTATACTAATCACTACCACCAATAACTGTCATTCGCATTGTATTTAATAAAAGATTATTACCCTCATCAGATCCACCAGAAGATGCATCTGACGCATTATGTATATGTTGCGTTTCTAACTTATTCTCTATAGCTACAATCAGTTTCAATAGATCATTTTTTTTATAATTCTTATAAATAAATTGGAGAAATTCGTCTATATTTTTCTCATTTTTTTTAAAATTAAATATGTTTGTATTGTTATCGATACACCATAATATAAAACTATTAAAGTTTGCAATTAATATTGCGACAATAATATAATAAGCGAATACGTTGGTTTCTTCTTTATATAATTTATTAACAGTTATATAGTTCGCATCCGAACAATTTGATATAATATTATAATCTAACCCCATATAGTCCAATACTTTAATACACTGAAATAACGAAAAAATAGTCTCGTGTTGAATAGATTCATAGAATTTCTTTAAAAAAACTTCGTATTTATTTTTTATATGGGTTGCTGTGCCTGGGCTAGTAAATTTAAGAGACTTCGGTGTTTCATATAGCTTCTCTAAAAAATTACGCCTTGTTGTTCTTGATGAGAATTTTTTATTCGTATTTATATCAAAATAGGTTTCAAAAAATACATTCATAATTCGCGCCCATATTTCACAATAAGATTCGTATATTTTTATATCTTTTTTTATTGAAAAAATATTCTGTAATCTTTTATTCGCATTTGTTATATTTAATAAAGAAAAATCAATACCATAGTTGTGCATCGTCTCGTGTATAAATACCTTGAACCATTCTTCTTTACGATAAACTATAATAGTGGCATCGGTTTTACACACATCAGACACTCCACCATTTACATTTACAGGTCTTAAAATATTATTATGACTATATTCATCTTCATATAACTCATAATCGGTATAACTTTCCGAACCAATATTGCCTGTATCTTTTTCTACCTTGAAACTTGGCAGTCGTCTTTTAAAAGGTGTCAAATAAATATAGGATGACAAATTAGTGCCGCACTTTATATCGGCATATTTTGCCAACAAATTTAGCCACAAATATATTTTCAAAATACAATTCTTAAAATAAGAGGCGCCTTTTTTTCGTATATTATTTAATTCAAATTTACTATCTTCAAAAATAATAAAATAAATAGTTACCAATCTTTTATCACCAATTTTACACTTATACTCTAAAACATATCTAGATTTTTCTCTAATATATTTTACAATATTTTGTGGTATATAAGAGCTTGATAATAACGACTTCTGTATTAATTTATCACTTGGATCAGTTATATTTCTAAATTTATGTTTAAAACATAAGGATGAATGTTCAATCGTCTTAAATTTCTTAAATTCATCATCTATAAAATCATATAATGTTATTAGTTGTTTATTTACTTCCGATTGTCTTGGATTACTAGCATCATTTGTAGTCTGTGATTTATTAATACGTTTAAGTTTACTATAATTCTTATCGTTACTCTGCATCAAATGTAATAAATTATAATCATTCCTTTTTAATTTTATATTACTACATTTTTCTAAAGGGTTATTATTTTGTTGAAGTGTGGAATGAGTTGAGGAATAATCTGTTTCCATTTATATAGTAAACAGATTATTTATTATTTGGTATATGATATTTGGTATATGATATTTGGTATATGATATTTGGTATATGATATTTGGTATTTGGTATATGATATATGATATTTGGTATATGATATTTGATATAATCTGTCAAACATTTACTGTATTGCTTCATAGTCATTTACTTTTCCGTTTTTTGTTCTTAATTTAGAGCGGACATGCATAATATGCATAGAAGTGGTTGGATGTTTTGTATGATTATAGTTTATTAACTTGGCGTTATTTGTCATAAGGAGTATTTCAGCTAGATCATCGTTCTGGCTAAATTTTGCCATTGTGCCATCTTCAAGAACGCGAGAGTGACGACCACTGAAAAAGTCTGGATCAATTGCTACCGACGATGGACGCAAGCTAACCTTTTTACCATCTATAGTCGTAGTAGGATTTTTTTTACCTGCGACAGTGGCCAATTCAACATCATTTGAGATCCTCGACATAATAGATGTTTCATCATAATATTTACTCTTTTTATTTGCGTCCATCGTAAATAATAAATAAAATTCAGGGAACGTTTTCAAGAATTTATTTCCCTGATAGTAATGTTCTACTGATAACCAGCGATGCCCATCCAAAGTAAATGGTTGACACCACTCATTTGAAATCTTTCTTCGCCAATTATTTTTACCTCCTTTATCGTTATTACCGCCACCGCCCATAAGATTCATAAATCCTTTCATGTCAGTTGGTGATACTACGTCACCCTGAGCAAACCCCGGCATTTTATTAGAAGAGAGAGCGTGATGCATTAATCGCAATGAATCGTTGTAATGTGGGTTTGATGATTTATCTAACTCAGCAATATCAGAATCAAGATGTTTCATAAGCATTTTGTTTGTTGCCTCCATATCCTCTTTCATAAATAGCATAAATTGGGGAATATTCGTGTATATACCACTTAGTTCAAACCCCTGTAAACAACGCGACGTAATCTGTAACTTTACACCATAAGGTATTTCAGCAAATGTAAACATCTTCGTATCACGGTATGTTATCAAATCATAATGCTTATCAGTTTCTGAAAGCATAATATAATGATCAGGAATAAATTCATACTTATCTCTTCTCTTTATAAGTCCTGATGACCCTTTGCCTTTTGGCTCATCGAGTGCCACCATTGCTGCCGATTTATGTTTACCACTTTTTAGCTTCTCCATCTCCTGAACAATAAAATCTTTCTGTGACTTACTTACATTTTTACCACAATGTATAACATTAGTCATCGCAAATGGTTTATCATTATTATCGTTAAAATCCGTCTTGGAAAAAATAATAAGTTTAATATTAAGAATAATTTCTAGGGCTGAGATAGCCCAGTCGTCAGCACGAAATTCGCCAGCCCCTTCTCCCACACGAATAACATCGCGAAGTTGTTCAATACTACGAACCCCTTTCATAAAATTAAAATATTTCATATTATCCTTGATAGCCTCTCGTTTATCTTTTAATTCTTCATTTTCCGCCTTGAGAACCAACGCGCTTTCGCGTATTTGTTTTTTCTCAGACAAAGACTGTGAAGCTGTAAGACGCGCTTTAAGGTCTTGATTCTCGGCCACAATCTCCTCATTTCTTTGTCTATTTCTCTGTAACTGTAGACTAAAGCTATCATATAGTGATTTGTATATAGAATATTGTTCTACGCTTAATACACCTGCAAGTTTGTCACGTAAATTAATAATATTAATATCACGGTCTGGATAAACGCTGCGAATTGCATCACAAATTGCATAAAAGAAACTATCACTATCAACAGGTGATTTTACAATATTAAATTCATTATTCATAAAATATCTTTGTATCCATGGTTGATCAGGACGTTCACGAAAATTACGTATTTCGGAATCGAATTGGTCCATTGTTTGAACTGGAAGTCTCTTAGGTATTTTTATAGGACCTTTGATCGCATCTTTAGGGGCTGCGTGCGAAGCGTGAATAGAAGCTTGAATATTATCATCATCAGATTCAGTATCATCAGATTCAGTATCTTCATCTTCGGCAGCAGCGGCAGCAGCGGCAGCGGATAATTTTGGGAGGGCTGGCTTTATGCGTCTTTTGGCAAGAGGAGCAGCTGGATTTTCGGGGATAAAAACAGCTTTTTGTATTAACGATTTCGTGACAAATGAGTATATAAGCGGGGGTGGAGTTTTTTCAAGACTTACGTCACCTTCGTCGTCCAGAATCGAAGAAACAGTCTCCTCAAATAATTCATAAATGCCTATTTGTGATACTACCTTGTCATTTTTAATAAGATAAATAGGATAATAAACGATATTTTTGTCGATAAATGTGTTTTTTATTTGTCCGATACTTATAATTGTATTAATACCCATTACTACTGCTTCATATAAGGGGGCCCTGTAATTCGTTTCTTTGGAATCTGAGGGGTCAATCGATTTTAATTCAGTATAATTTACACTTGGATCAAGTCTTGAGCGAACCATTATATTATATTAAATATACATATTAATTTTATATTTATAAATATTTATTTACTTACAAGTATTAAATATACCGCTATATATTCTATATAATCATATACATATACATATACATATACATATACATATACATATACATATACATATACATATACAAAATGATCACATGCGTATTAACAGGAGGACTTGGTAATCAATTATTTCAAATATTTAATACAATATCGATATCCATAGAGCTAAAAGACAAATTTATGTTTCCGAATAACCTATATGGAGGAACACGAACCCTTACATATTGGGATACATTATTAAAAGAGTTAAAAAGTAGTATTATGACGATACCATTGAATAATTTAAAACTGCCTATATACAAGGAGGTAGGATTTAAATACAATAAAATACAGTTATCAAGTGGTATGGTAAAGAGAAATGGAGGTGTGTTATTGTATGGATACTATCAAAGCTATAAATATTTTGAAAATAAATATAAAAAAATAGCCAAATATATTAAACTAGATGAACAGAGAAAAACAGTAAGAGAGACATATTTTGCGGATAATAATATCGACATCATTTCTACAAACCCCGAAAACAACATTATTTCATTACATTTTAGAATTGGTGATTATAAGGAGTTACCTGATTATCATCCAATAATGGATACTGATTATTATATAAAAAGTATAGGATTTATATTAAACAAGATAAAATATAGTGTCGAGACAAATCGTCGTGTGACTATATTATATTTTTATGAGAAAGAAGATGCCATCGACGTTCTTACAAAAATAGAACTGATAAAAAAGGAATACCCATTTGTCGAATTTAAATGCGCGGATAGTGAATTCAAAATGGAAGACTGGCAACAAATATTATTAATGAGTTGTTGCCATCATAATATTATAGCAAATAGCAGTTTTAGTTGGTGGGGTGCTTATTTAAATAACAACCCCAAAAAAATAGTATGCTATCCTGGAAAATGGTTTGGGGATAAGTTACCAAATCACGACATATCTGATATGTGTCCACCTACGTGGAATAAAATCTAAAATTTCATAGGTATTGTAGGTATTGTAGGTATTGTATTAATAGATGATATTGATAGTGCCGAATTTACTGTCTGAGAAGTATGATTATTTTTAATAAGATTTGTTTTATCAAGATCTTTCATTATATTTTCATAGTTTGTTTTTCGATGCTCAATGTCGCTATAATCTTCGCGCTGGACGGCTACAACCGGCGCAAGCATATACCAAGTATGCATCCTTTGTAATTGAATCCAGAACTTATCAATAGCGAAGAATGCGTGTCTTTCAGGTTCCTTTATAAGTCTCTCGATTCCCGCACGGATATTACCGATTAAGATGTTGTAATAACTTTTTTTAACAATGTAACATGTCGTTGTCTGACAATGCGAAACTCGTATACACGTATCATCTACTTTCGAATACGGAGGAACATTATTTCCTGCTATTAGTAATACATTCCAAGTGTCACTCCTATTTCCGTGTAGACTAAAGAATTTATTAGCGCGTTTAATAAAGTTTGTGCTGTCTAAAAATAACAAATCATCTTCGCAAATCATTACATAAGGCCAGTCATTCTTTTTTGCGATTTCAAGACATTTTAGGTGACTCATACTACAGCCTACTCTGCCGTTTTTTAATTTAATAGCATTAAATCGCCGCGCAGATACAATACCTATACTCTTTAACTGGGATTCAATGTGTTCCTTTCTATCTACCCTAGACTCAAGATTTATATAAAGACAATGCTTTATATCTGAAACAGTATTTATTAAATTATCGCCTGTATTTGTAGCCATCTATGTAAAAAATATATATAATTATTTTTATATATATTTGTAGTATATATATTTGTAGTATATATATTTGTAGTATATATATTTTGGTGCATATATACCCATCACGATCACGGAAACAATACAAAGTTTGCGAAATATTTATCAGCTTTTAGATCATCAATCTTTTCCAACATTTTTCTATACTTAAGAACCGATGGATGATTTAACGGATTTGTTTCGAATAATACAATATTCTTAATAAGTTCAGATTTTAACATTTTCTTTGGCGCGGGGGTTGATTTTGGTTTTGATTTTTCTCTTTGTTTTGGAGCTGCATTACTTAATGTATTAAAAAAAGATTTATTGCCAGTATTACTTGCTATAATATTATAGTAATTCCCTAAATGTGTCAACATTTTCATATTATAATTTATAGAATAGTCCACTTCGAGCGATGGGGCATTCTCAATATTGTATTTGTTTTTTATATATTCCATTGTAATCTTATATGCCGATACTGATTCCGCTGCCGTATCTATAAAATATTCATTATCATTATCATTATCATCAAAGTAGTTATGCGAAGATGTTGAATGAGATGAAGAAGCGGAAGAAGTAAAATGTGTTTTTGAATCTTCTATACCGTCGTGAAAAATCGGCGTATCACATTTAATTTCATTTTTTTCTGTTATGATACAATCTTGAGAACTTAATAACTCATCATAACTACTTCCACATCGTTTTAAAATTTTACTATTATTTTCAACAATAGGTTCATCATTATCGGATTTAATATTAATTATAAGATTTGTATTATTTTCCGAATCTAAATCCGAATCCGAATCCGAATCTGTGCTATTATATAAATTAGGGTGTTGTTTTTTATTTTCATTTTTTATTTGTTTCCACTTACTATTTATTCTTTCCCATTCATTTTTATTTTTTTCTTTATTATCTAGACCGAAATCTACATCCTTACTTAAAAACATAATAATATTTACTTTGTATGGTATATTTATTATTATTATTATGTTTATATGTTTATATATTTATATTTTAAACATTAATTTCGTATTGTTATATTCGTATAACAATTTTAATTCTTAAGTTCTTCAAGCATGTCCATATGTTTAAATATAGTTTTGTTTGTAACACTAGGATACTCTTTCATCTTCGGTTTCAGCATACTAATAAATTCAATATTACTTATAATAGTAGCCCAAGAGTCTTCAATGCTTGCTACTTTTGACAAGACTTCATTAGATCTGGTAATAATAATATAAACATTTTCAGTAAGCTCCTCAACTTCATTTGTTTTTTCTGGTTTACAAATATATGTGCTTATTAATTTTTGTATTTGTTTTATAATCTCGAGAATATCTTCTTTTTCAATCACTTCATTAATCATAAGATTAACAACAAATAAACTCATCGCACGTCGTTTGTCATTTGTCTTTGTATAATCACAGAACTTGTCATAGTTTTTCTTCGGATCGACAAATTCGATCGTATTAAATAGACTCATAAACTCCTTAAAATTATCCTCAAAAATCTTCTTAAAAATATCATAATCTTTCATTAAAGATTTGAACAATCGCGCATACAACTCCGAATAAAAACTATTTGAACTCGCAATATTAAAAATAGAATACCCGATTTTCATCATATTTTCATCAGATGTTTCGTGTGTTATCAATTGTGAAATCTCATTTTTAATATCCTGAATCACCACTTCCTCATTTTTATCCGTAATCTTATTCAAAAATCCACGAATATTATCCATGTGTTTCTCAATACCTTCGCTAATATGCTTTTGCGTTGTCTGAAAAGCGCGAATAGCCTCCCAGTCATCGTCCGTAATCTCATTTGTCCTAGATTTCATCTTCTTATATCCACCATGACCTCCACTCACACCATGTCCTAGACCCATTCCCAATCCAGCCCCCTTCACGTCTTTTTTGAGAAAAATAGGTGTTTTAATGTATGTAGGCGCTCCAACCTGTTCTGATAATTTCGATATAATATTTAACGTTTCTTGTGACAGATTACATATGAATCCTGCGTTTGTTATCTCCTCATAATCGACAATAGTATATTGTCTAAGATTCATATTTGAATTATGATTAATCGTTGCGTTAGCCATATGTCCTATTATTATATAATAAAATTCATTTATATCTATTTTATTATAAATATTTTAATTGTAATGTTTTATACCCTATATAAAATATTTATAAGTCTACATATAAAATATTTATTTGATAAATACTTAAATGTATCTGAATATATAATATAGAATGTCTGGAAAGTATCCCTCATCGAATCGCAATAGATATAATAATAGATATAAAAATGCTGAGGAAGGCGAAAAGGGTCATCCCCTGCCGTTTAGCAATCGTGATAATAACCCTAACCCTAGATATGATAATAGAAAAAATAATAGAATAATTTCAAGAGTGAAGGAGAATGAAGGCGATGGTTTGAATATGTCGACCACACCCACGCCCAACACAACCAACGTCATCAACAATGGTGCGGAAATTCCCTCAAATGACATCGTGGAAACGCCTGTGGAAAGCGGCGACGTCGTAGAGTATACTCCCAAAGAGTTCGACAAATGGGAAGACCTGGAGGGAATCATCAATGAGGATATTATGCGAGGAATTTATGCCTATGGCTTTGATACCCCCAGTTTAATTCAGAGAAAGGCGCTTCTCACAATGTTTGACAAGCGCGATATTATTGCTCAAGCACAGTCAGGAACAGGTAAAACAGGCGTTTTTACGATTGGTGCTCTACAGAATGTAGATCCGAAAGTAAACAAGACCCAAGCAATGATTTTAGCACCGACGAGAGAATTAGCAAAACAGATTCACGGTGTAATTTCTGGGATTGGTGTAATTAATAAAGATATTCGTTATCACGTATTGATTGGTGGAACATCTACGGATGAGGACGCCTTTCAATTAAAGTCAATAGTTCCACACATAATTATTGGATGCCCAGGACGTGTATATGATATGATGCGTCGTAATAATATTGTTGCCAAAGATATTAATATGCTTATCCTGGATGAAGCGGATGAAATGTTGTCGATTGGCTTCAAGGACCAGATTTATAATATTTTTCAATTTTTGAATTCAAATGTCCAGGTTGGATTATTTAGCGCTACTTTGCCAAATGAGTTACAAGTGCTTACGGATAAATTTATGCGAAATCCGGTGCGAATATTGGTAAAGTCAGAATTATTGACATTGGAGGGAATTAAGCAGTATCACGTGGCGCTAAATGATGACTCACAAAAATATGCCACATTAAAGGATATTTTCAATATTATATCAATGTCGCAGTGTATTATTTATTGTAACAGCATTAAACGTGTGATGGATTTAACAGAGGCGATGATAAACGATGGATTTCCTGTATGTTGTATTCACAGTAATATGGATAAAGTAAAGCGCGACGAGGCATATATGGAGTTTAAAGCAGGAAAACACCGTGTTATGATTTCGTCAAATGTTACTTCGCGTGGAATTGACGTTCAAAATGTGCGAACCGTTTTGAATTTTGATTTGCCTAAATGTGTTTATAACTACCTTCATAGGATTGGGAGGTCTGGACGATGGGGACGAAAAGGGACTGCAATTAATTTTGTTACACGTTGGGATGTAAAAACAATGAAGGAGATTGAGAAGCATTATCACACAATTATTGAGGAACTTCCTTCCAATATTATTATCGATTAATGTGGTGAGGTATAGTAGACAGAACCACAGAATAACAAAAATATTCGTATTTTTATTTTATTATTAATGTTTATTCATATAAATAATAAAATGATTGCTGATTTAACCAGATATTTAACAGAATTAAAAGAAGAACAGTTAAAAAAGCTGGAAGAGTTGAATAAACAAATGGAAAATGGTGGTAATCCGAACTCTTTAGGAAACGCCACCGTCGCCATCGCTACCACTCCTACTAACCAGGACAACATTTTCCCAAATAATAAAACATCATTTCGGTTACCTATTTCATATGTTGCCGATAAACGAGAAATAAATCAAAATATTTTAAATGATTTAGAACTAAATGAATCAAAAGACCCTTTAGGTAATTCATTGTATTCTACTATTTTAAACCCGAAATCCACTTTTGGTAAAAGATTTTTAAAAGACTGGAGCAAATATTATACTACAGATATTGTGTTTTTAAGGGATTCACAGCAGTTTTATAAATCATATGAAAATCAGTATGGCGGAGATTTAAAGGCACCAGTAACAATGGTAATAGGCGTAGATGGCAATGAACAAACTATAAATCCACACGATATTTATGATGAAATAGACAAACTATGGATCGATATTGCCGGAGATGTAAACTTCAAACAAAGATTTAATTATATCGATGTTCCTATTTTGGAAAAACTGAATAAATCGCCAGGTGTTATGCAGTTATTGAGTGTATACAACTTATCATCACCAGTTATTTCTCTTTTGTCACCACTTATTTTGATGATTATTCCTTTTTTTATTCTTAAATTTCAGAAGATCGAGGTGACAGTATCAGGATATGTGTCTACGCTTAAGAAAATATTCGCGACACATCCTATCGGTAAAATGTTTTCATTGATGGATTTTTCTAGTTTATCGTGGGACAAGCGTATTTATCTATTGATGTCATTTGTATTTTATATTATCCAAGTCTACCAAAATATAATGTCATGCTATAGATTTTATAAGAATATGATACTTATTCATAAGAATATTTTTATTCTTCGCGACTATTTTACCTATACAATAAATAATATGTCGCATATTTTGAATATTACCAGCAATCTTACTACATATAGTGAATTTAGAAAGGAATTAATACGTAGGAAAGAAAAACTAGAACATTTATGTGATACGTTTAGAACCATTAAGCCGTTTAAGATTTCATTTAGTAAACTTATGAATATTGGAAAAATAATGAAAATAAATTATGAACTATTTGTTGATAATGATATCAAGGAATGTGTGAATTATAGTTTCGGGTTTAATGCTTATTATGAACATGTCGATGAAATAAAGGCGTTGATTGATGGTGGTAAAATAAATGCGTGTGTTTATATTGAAAAAGGTGAGAATATTCGCGATGATGACGTCAATAATAGCACTAGTCGTAACTCTAACTCTAACTCTAAATCTAAATACATATCTAAAGATAAAAAGAGAAAGAAATCTAAAAATATATCTGCCACATCGACAAAATCGGAAACCTCCACAATATCTATCGCATCAAATAAGACTGATAAGACTGATAAGACTGACAATACCGATAAACGCACTCCTAACTCTACAAAGAATGTAACCAAATTTATAAATATTTATTATCCATCATATGATAACCCTGTTAAAAACGATGTGGTTATAGATAAGAAAATAATAATAACAGGACCTAACGCAGCAGGTAAAACTACTGTTATTAAATCTGCACTACTGAATATCATACTATCTCAACAGATAGGGTATGGATACTACGAAAAGGCCGAAATTAAGCCATATGATTATTTACATTGTTATTTGAATATCCCTGACACTTCCGGACGCGATAGTCTTTTTCAGGCAGAGTCAAGGCGGTGTAAAGAAATATTGGATTGTTTAGAGAAAGAAAAGGATAAGACACATTTCTGTATATTCGACGAATTATATTCAGGAACAAACCCTTATGAGGCCGTGGCTAGTGCATATGGATATATAGATCATATTTCAAATATGAAAAACGTAGACTTGATGCTTACTACGCATTATATTCAATTATGTAAGAATCTTAAGACAAATAAAAATGTTAAAAATTATCATATGGAAGTAAACGTCAAATCAGACTACAATGTAGAATATATGTATAAATATAAGAAAGGCATTTCAAATATTAAAGGTGGTATAAAAGTATTGTATGATTTAGAATATCCAGAATCTATTATAGAAAAAACGAAACAAATCCTAAATACGCTTTAATAAATCTAGTGGAGTTATTTATTTTATTTTATAAATGCTATTCTTAATAACAATAAGAATACCAAAATATACCAAAATATATCAAAATATATCAAAATATACCAAAATATACCAAAATATACCAAAATATATCAAAATATACCAAAATATATCAAAATATAACAAAGCGTTAAATTTTTTATTTTTATTTATGTATAATAATAAAAGATGGCACTTTTAAATACTCAAACAATATTTAATCTACTTATTACATTAATTGTCGGAGCTGCTTTATACTATTATATAAGATACAAGTTTAGGGTTTTGGAGCTAACTCAACGCGAACACGCCAAAGTGCTTCAGAGTGTAATAATATCAATGAATAATACACAAAACCAATGTGGTCGTGGTCAATATGTTAATTATGAGATGGCAGGAGGAGGAGTAGGTGGTCACGCATTGTCGGATATAAACCAAGACATTGAAAGATTTAAACAAGTAAATAATGGTAGCTTGATTGATGTTTCTGATAATGATGAAGATGACACTGAAAATGAGAGCGATAGCGGAAGTGATGATAGTGATTCTGATAGTGGTAGCAGTGGCAGCAGTGGCAGCGATAGCGACGGGGAGGACAACGAAGAAGAGTCATACAATACTAAAAAGATAATAATTGGTGGAAATATTGAATCTCAGACTATTGAACATTTAACAGGTCCTGATGTTAAAGTAATTGAATTGAGCCACCCCTTGTATCCTTCACAAAATGGAAATCACGATGATGCTGAACACGACAATGATGACGACGACGAAGATGATGATGACGAAGATGATGAAGATGATGATAGTTCGGAAAACGGCAATGGAAATAATACGGCAAATATTGAAGAAGTAACAAGCACCTTGGACGGAGTAGAATATTTAGAGAATTTGGACAATGTTCAACACAAATTAAAAACTGATGCCACCGATGCCGCTGATGCCGCTGATGAAACTGATGAAATATCAATTAAGACTGTTTTTAAAAACAAAGAATCCGATACTCACGCACACAACGATTTTAATGGAATGAATGTTCAATCACTTCGCCAACTTTACAAACAAAGACTATTGACTGAAGGAAAGAATATGAGCGAAGCGGCAATTGGTAAACTTAAAGAAGGAACTTATCAAAAATTTACAGCAGTAATTAATATATAGTTCATAAAATAAGTCATAAAAATAATATTATTTTTTGGTAATATTATTTTTATATAGTTTTAGTATATAGCTTTAGTATATACAATACATATATTGTAAATGTCGTGGGGTACTTGTTATGCAGGTTCCAATAATATTCATTTTAATTTTCCGCCTATAATGGACGATGGTCGCAATTTTGCTACTTGGCAACCAGGCGCTGTCATTAATGAAAAAATTAGAGAAAATAATAATATAACATCAAACTGGGACTATAGAATGTTTCTACAAACAAATGCCACTAAAATAATAGAGGGAAACTCTATATCTGCTTGTAATAACTGCGGCGCTTGCCCTCCACAATATATTGGTTCGCAAAATCCTATATCACAATCAAATACACCATATGTGTTCGCTTCTCCACTCGATAATAGTCAGCCTTTCGGATACGAAACTAGCGATCTCAAAAATATGTATCTTTCTCGATACGAATTACAGAGTCGTATGATAGCTCCTTCTATTTCACAGTCGCAGTATTTGTTAGATGGTATTCCTAGGGCGAACTAGAGGCTTATGTGCAGGTTTTGATGAGATATATTATACCGACCAAAAATAAATATTTAGTATTATTTTAAATATATTTTAAATATACGTTAATTATATATAAGATAATAATTAAACATGGCAAACACAAGAAAAAAAAGGAAAACAATAAAAGGTGGCGGTAAAAAAAATAATCCGAAACCCAAAATAACAAAGGCGAAGGAAAAGACTAAAAAGTCTAAAGTAGCAGATGGAGGTATTAAAAAACTTGCCAAAACATGGGCCGGAAAAGAAATTGAAAAATTTGTTGCGTGGCTTAAAACACCGACTGCTGAACAATACGAAACGTATTTAAAAGCCCCCCCTACGGCAAAAAATGATTTAGAAGCAGAATTGTCGAAATCAGGTATGCCTACTAGTGTAAAAGCTTTTAAAGTATGTAAACCAGGTTTTAGTCGTAAACAACTATGTTGCGGGAAGGCATCGCGTTTTGTTGAATCTGTTATGGATGCTGTAAAACCGGGTAAAAAATTTGAATTAGTAGCTGTAAGTTATAAAATGCCAAACCTTCGAGCAGTAGAGGCCCAAAGTGTTTTTAGCGTCAAAATGGGTAAAATAGATTATTTTAAAGGTTGTAGTGTAGATCAAAGATCAAAATTATTAAAAAATATTACGCGTGCTGAAGAAGAAGTAAAACAAAAAGGTAAAGGGGCAGAAGCATTAGTAAAATCTATTAATTCAGAGCTTAAGTCTTGTTCGGGTGGTTATCTTTCATTAGCGGCAAAGTTCCACGAAAATGATGATATTGTTTGTGGTGGCGCCGTATGTGGTGGTGGTGGTGAATGCTTTGGTTCAAGACAACCAAGTAAAGCATCTAGTAGACTTCAAGCAGTATTTAGTCTGGATGCTAAGGATAGTAATGTATTCACAGTATGCGGACCCACTGTATCGAGTATGTTTCCGCGTATTGAAGTTGAACCAGATGGTTCTAGAATAAGTCCAAGAAGCGGAGCAACTCAAAATCTTGGGATGTGGGAAACTGTATTTGATTCTGAAGCAAAACCAGCTAGTGAAGTATTCCGTAAAAGTATTGAAAGTAGCAAGGGTAAGGGTGCGCGTAAACCAGCAAACAAAGACAAGGATAAACAAGGCGGCGGAGGGTCTAAAAACAAATTATACTATGCTGTATTTTTTTCAAAAAAAATATAAAATTACCAATTATTGTATTTTATAATAAGTCGTATAAAGTTATTGATAGTTATCTGAAATATAATTTATATATTAAAGTAAATTATTTAGTATATATATATATATATATACCAAATATACATATATATTAAATATACATATGAAATATTCTATAAAAAAATATACTCGCAGACGTTGTTATAATAAAAATAAAAAAAAATCAAGTAAAAGGCGTAATATTAAAAAACATTATAGTCGTCGCCGTATAACTCTTCATAAAAAGACTAAAATTCACAAACAACGTAAAACCAAAAAAATGTATCAGTATGGAGGTTTTTGGGTGGATCGGCTTGGAATCACGCATGACGGGGATCCCCCTACGGATGCGGCTGCGGATATGGAAGAGGATATGGAAGAATCGACGGATGCGGATGCGAGTGCGGCTGCGGCTGCGGATGCGGCTGCGCATGCGGCCGGTATTAGCGATGATCAAGTCCCAAGTTTTACTGGAGAAGTTGGAGAAACTTATTATATTGAGGTACCTTTATCTCCTAGTGGTGAGGATGTCCGCCAATCAGACGAGGATCTCGAAGTAAGCAAACAAGAACTTTTAAAAATATTTAGAGAATTTCCGGATGTTTTATCTAGTATTGGTATATCTCCTCAGGGTGCTGCTACCAAAGCGGATGATGTTGTTAAAAATATTGAACAAAAAGCTTTATGTGGAGAATGTTCACCTGGGAGCGCATGCGTTTTTGACCGTCCAAAACAAAATCAATTATATGGAAAATTGCTTGAAATGATATTTGCTATACTAAAAGTTGGGTTGAGAGGCGATGCCTTGTCTACTTTTTTTAGGTTGAGACCCTGTGAGCCATTTGATATTCCAGTTAATCTTACAACAGGTGAACATATTCCAGCACTATATCGAAATTGTGCTATAAGTATAAAAACTTTGCTTGATAAAAAAGAAAAACTTGTTAGTAGAACAACACCATCTACAGGTCGTATAGCTTGTGGTGATGCCGCAATATTCTTAAACTCTTTAAGACAATCTCTTGTCGAAAGGTTTTATTTGAAAATGGTAGTAATAGATTATTATTTAGAGAAGAACGAGAAAACTGATAGAACATCTAGCGTAGTTCCAAGGATTATGGCTGTTTATGATATTACAACAAATTGGGAACTCATTTTCGGAAGTTTGAAACCGGATGCTGTCATCCGTGATGTGACTGATTTAAAAGAAAGAATTGCGAACGCACAAGATCCTACTCATACTGAAGCCCAACGAGAAGATGTATTATCCGGTATAAGAACTTCGGTAATAGAATATAATGTTTATATGGCCAACAATCGTTCGAAGTTGTGTTTGGCATATAAAGAGTCAGACAAATGTAAATATGTTACACCAGGAAAAAAAAAACCACAACTAAGACTCCAGGTGTCTATAGTTGCGGGAAATGTAACAATACCAAATAAAGATTTTGAGGATATATGGCGAAGGTTCGGCTATACAGGCCCTCAAATGATAGAAGGTATACAACCTGAAAGTCATGGATTAGATCCTTTTCCACCTCAAATAATGGGAACACCGACGACGGCCAGTCAACCGGTAACTTTGAAAAAATGGCAGCAACAGTATGCTCTCGCTATTGGTCACTCCCTTGACGTCAGTGGTCAACACACTAGCTCTATTGCTCGTCGTAATAGAAAAAAAACCTCCACCGGTGCCGTTGCTAGGCCCAACCCAAGTGAAAAAAAATCTGAAAAAAAATTACAGAAAAAATTATTAGAAGAATTACAAAACCCCCAATGAACAATATTTTGATTTTATATGTTAAAATATTTTTTACCGATGATATAATTTAAGCCCTTTTGTATATTATTAATTTCATAGATGAAAAACAAACCAACAAATGTAGATGTTAAGCAGTCAATCGTGTAATGATTTCTTGAAGCGCATATTAATATAAACCCTAGTAAATATGCTATTATATACAATAGCCAATATGACGATCCATAATATCTATAAAGAAGCCCTAGTTGAAAAACAATGTTTATAAAATGACCGCTTATCCCAAGATTATTACACGAACCCATATTTTTCCAGCTTTCCAAAAAATTTGAACCAAATACACAATTTTTACTACTATCAGGTAGTGTAGTAGATATAAAATATATATATGTGACTAAGCGCATCAATAAAAATATTACAAAATAAAATACGAGGTATTTATATTGACCATTAAATATGAAAATTATAAAAAATATAAAACTAGTAAATGATACAAATATGTCGCTAATAACATCTAAATATGGGATTTTGGGCGTATTTTCTTGAATAATATCGGGGATTACAACTTTATTAATAGGTTTACCGCGTTCATATACATATTTATTTATAAATGATTCTGATGCAAATATTATACCGATTAATATTAGTAACGTGATTATTATTCTGAAGTATGTATTTTTAATCATCGAAATACTATATAATATATACTATATAATATATACATTATTCTTGAAAGATAATTAAATCAAAACAAAAGCAAAATGAAATTAAAAAAATATTACGCATTGAAATATTTGCCCAAAAAATTATCTCGTCGCGATAGAACATACGAGAAAAAACAGCTCGACAAATCAAGAAAATTATATACCCAAAAAAAATATTATACCCGAAAACATGTTGCTTCGTATCCTGATAAAGTCTCACCGCATATTTTGCGCGCTAAACGTGTATATAATATTGAAAATATACTTGCTTCCAAAGAATTGGCAAAAAAAACAGGATGTAGTATTGCCGCTTTAAAGGCAATAGAAAAGAAAGGCGAAGGTGCATATTATTCATCTGGAAGTAGACCAAATCAGACTTCACATTCTTGGGGCAGAGCACGACTAGCAAGTTCTATAACGGGCGGTAAAGCTGCGGCTGTTGATTTTAGTATATTAGATAAAGGTTGTAACCACAATACGAGTAAAGCATATAAAATGGCATTACGTGCAAGGCAAAAACATTCTCACGGAACAAGGCGTGTCCCTAAATCGACATATATAAAAAAAGGATAAACAAATTTAAAGGGTGATGGTTATACTAATATTATTATCAATAACAATATTAGTATCAATATTAGTATCAATATTAGTATAGATCTTATATATAATGCCAAATGTATTAAGCTTTGACGTAGGTATGAAAAATCTAGCATATTGTTTGTTTCAGGTAGGAGAAAATTGTCACGATTATAAAGTGCTCAAATGGGACGTTATTAATTTGTGCACACCTATAGTTAGAAAATGTAACAATGGGGATTTAGGTGGATCACAATCTTGTATAAATGAAGCAAAATATTGTAAGGCAAAAAAGTGCGAGGGTGTAAATGTAATTGTAGGTCTAGATGTAGATGTAGACGTAGATGTAGATGTAGATGTAGATGTAGATGTAGACGACGAAACAGAAATTGAAACCGATACCGAATCAGTAAACATCGAATATTATTGTAAAAAACACGCGAAGAAATCAAACCTAAAAATACCACCTAGTGATTTAGACATTAAAAAAATACGAAAGGGTAAACTAGTAGATATACAAGCCATCATTGATAAATATCAAATAAAAGATGTTGATTATTTAGGACAACCAACCTCACAATCAACCCTACGTCAAAAAAATTCAAAAGATAAAATGATAGATATGATACAACGCGAATTGGCTAATAACTATCTGGAAAATATAGAAAATGTCCGAGCAACCGATATGGATTTAGTAACACTTGGTAAAAATATGATGATAGAATTAGATAAAATCGTTATTCCATATAATGATAGCGATAGTCATAGCGATAGTCATAGTGATAATAATAATAATATTATGGGAGGGCTGGCACATAATAATAACAAATATAAAATAGATATTGTAATTATTGAGAATCAGATAAGCACACTAGCTAGCAGAATGAAGACACTTCAAGGTATGATAGCCCAGTATTTTATAATGAAACATACCCCTTGTATAGAGTTTATTTCAGCAGCTAATAAATTAAAAATGTTTATGACGAAGAAAAAGACAACATATACAGAGAGAAAACTTGAGAGTGTGGAAGTAACGAAGGAACTTTTAGAAACATTGCCACAGTTTACTGATTATAAAGGATATTTAGATAAAAATAAGAAAAAGGACGATTTAGCCGATTGTTTTTTACAGGGGATATATTATCTTACTTTAAAAAAGATGATAACGATTCATCAGGGATCTGAAGGGGATACAGAAGAATAATCGCTTTACCCCTTACGATAAATATTATTATAATATATTTGCGATGTTGTAATAATATATTTGCAATGTTGTGGTAATTGAATATTATATATTATAATGCGCACAAACTTAAAATTAAAGTTCTAATTTATTAATAATACAAATATGGCAGAGATCATTGATATCGGAGATTTATCAGAACTTGATACTAATTTTATGGGCGGCGGACGCGGGGGTGGTGGCGGGGGTGGCGGTGGTAGTAATAGAAAATCAGTAAATTTTGGTGGAGGTTTAGAGTTGTTAATGAACGATAAGTTAAAGAATGGTGGAGGAGGAGGCGGAGGTGGAGGCAAAGGTGGCGATACAAATATCGATTTAGACGATTTAAATGATATTGAAAATGAACTTAATGATTTGACAGATTCTATAGGTTCTAATAAGATTTCATCTAGTTTTAAGTCCGACCTTTTTAGCAGCGGTTCAATAAAACTAAACGGTTATGGCGGTGGTGGAGATGATGCCAGTGATGGTGGGTTTTCAGACCCAATATATGGTAATATTAGCGGATCAAATACAGGTAATATAGGAATTGGTGCTTCTACAGCAAATACCGACACTGATAAAAAAACGTGGGATGGATTTGGAAAGTTTAGCAATGTTCCTATGAACCCGGATGCTCCTGTAGATACTACTCCGCAAATGACAAAGGAGGAGCTTCTTCGCGAGAAATTCAAAATGCTTCAAAAGCTAGAAGAGCTCGAAACAAAGGGTGTCCGCCTTACAAAAAAATATACAATGGAGTCTTCTTTGCTTGAAATGAAGGGTGAATATGAAACACACGTAGAAGAAAGAGAGAAGAAAAACAGTATTAAATTTCAGCAAAAGTTGCTTATGACAGCAATCACTGGTATTGAATTTTTAAATAATAAATTTGATCCCTTCGATCTTAAACTGGATGGATGGTCTGAACAGATTAATGAAAATGTCGATGACTATGATGAGATTTTTGCAGAGTTACACGAGAAATATAAATCCAAGGCAAAGATGGCACCAGAATTAAAGCTCCTTTTTCAGCTTGGTGGAAGCGCGATTATGCTTCATATGACAAACACAATGTTTAAGTCTGCAATGCCTGGTATGGACGATATTATGAGACAAAACCCCGAGCTTATGAAACAATTTACACAAGCGGCTGTGAATACAATGTCGCAGTCATCACCCAACTTTGGGAACTTTATGGGTGATATGATGGGTGGTGGCGGAGGCGGTCCTTCAATGTCAAGCAACTTTAACAATCAGAGACCTCCTCCTCCCCCTGTTGCCACAAAAGGCCCCAATTCTATTCCACCGCCTAGACGCGAAGGTGACATTTCAAATCGTCCCGATCTTAACTTCGGAAGAGGTAATTCAAATGATGGTGTAAATCTTTCGGATAGTTATATAAACCCATTTCAGAATAAAACGCCATCACGAGGCGCACCTCCTCCGCTTCCACAGAATCCGAGACCTGAAATGAAGGGCCCGTCTGATATTAGCAATATTCTTTCAGGATTGAAGACTAAAACAGTAAATGTTACTTCAAATAATGGCAACGCATCGGCATCGGCGGCTAACAATGCATCGGAAGATAAAGGTAGCACGATTAGTATTACAGAGCTGAAAGACCTTCAAAATGATAATATGCCCAGTAGAACAAAACGTAAACCTAAATCGGAGAAAAATACAATTAGTTTAGATATTTAATAATGTAACAATGATAAAGATAATAAATATAAATGTTATTATTAATATAAATGTTATTATTAATATAAATGTTATTATTAATATAAATGTTATTATTAATATAAATGTTATTATTAATATAAATGTTATTATTAATATAAATGTTATTATTAATATAAAAGTATACAGATATACGGATATACTATATACAACTATTAATAATAACTACCCTACGCTATGATTTCTATTGTGTCATTAATTAACGTAACAGAATGGATAAAAAATGAATATAACGGATATAATGGATATAATGGATATAATGGAGATAATGAAAAAACCTATATAAATATAGAAGAATCTATATCTTCTGTTGTAGAACAAACATATAAAAAATGGGAGTTAAGAATAGTATTATATGGTTATGGTGACGTAAATATTGACCATATCACCGTAACCTCCGTCGCAACACCTCCATTCGAACTAATAGATGATTTTAAAAAGTATGAAACAAAATATAATACTATATTTGATCAAGAATCGGACATCGTAAAAGATGAATATAAAATAATTATTGTTACTTATCCAGGCGTTCACCGATATACAGAGGCACTTGAAAAAGTAGTCTCTGAAAAATGTATTTACGATTATATAGCTTTGATGGATATTGGAGATATATGGTCGCCGAATAAATTAGAAATACAGGCATCAAAACTCGGTGAATTTAAAAGAATAGAAGTTCTCGGTAGTAGAAGTTTATATAACGATGAAGTATCAAATATACCCCTTGATGGTCTATACAATTATAATTTATTTAAGATAAACCCTTTTGTTAATTCTACGGTTGTTTTTAAACGCGGAGTTTTAAAATATTTCGAACAATGCGAAATGGACGCCTGCTCTGGATATGAATTAAACGCTTTATGGTTACAACTTGCGATTCAACAAGGCGTTTTATATAATATATCAGACATTACTGTAACACATATATCATCCCTATCTTTGGAAAAATATAATAAATGTTATGATACGGATGAATTTAAAAAGATAGTTGAAGCTGCCAAACGAAAATATGTTAGAATCAAATTTTTTAGCGATTATTGTGTTTCAGGACATTGTAAAAAGTGTTATGAAGATATCGGACTATATAATCCTGTTGAATACTATGGCAAACATAAAAAAATATATTTCACTACTACGGAAACATATACGCACGCTATTTTGTTGAATTGTCCTGTTCCGCCCAATCTACAAGTAGATAAACAAAACGTCGCGGGTTTCGCTCAGGAACCACCCGATAATTCATTTTTACGATTAAATCATAATAATTTTATACAGTATGCTATTGAACATATTGGAAAATATTTTATTGGTAGTGTTGGGAACTTACCGGCGACAACGTTTGTGGGGCATCACGGATTTTTATTTTACGATATACCGCCACCTATACATACTTTGATTCCTTCCCATCAAAAACCGAAGTTAATGTCGATTATGGTATCCTATAAGAGAAATACGATCGGTCACATTTATAGACACGCTCTTGTGTCACATATTTTGAAATATAATTGGCCAATCGATATTTGGGGAAATGGAACAGATGAATACAAGAGAAAAAATGTAATTGGTATGGGTG